AAGGCTTATATCCCTGGATTTGCTGATGGCACCGGCACCGCAACTGTTTACGTTACCAATGAAGACAGTGCGCTTTCTAATCGCATGGTTGAAGATGTGCTACAACGCCAGCAAGTCGGTTGCGCATTCAAGCTCTACACCGATAAGGCAGGCACCGAAGCCCTAAGCCGCAGCATCTCCATGGATGCAGTACTGCTTACCGCCAAGATCAACATCAACCCAGATGATGCTCAGATGGTGGAAATTTCATTCCGCCCCACCGGCACACCTACGTTTGATTTCTCTACTAGCGCCTGATAGCTAGCCAATGGCCCCGGCACTGCTGGGGCCTTATACACACCATTCACCAAATACGATGGCCGCTGCTCAAATCCGCGCACTTGATCGTCTGAAAAAAGCCGCCAACCTTACCCCCGTTAAAAAAACGGTGCAGCTAAGCGACGGCAGCCAGTTTGAGTTCTACCGCACGCCACTAACCATGGCTGAACGCGAACGGGCACAAAAAGCATCTAGCACAGATGATGCCAATGCATTTGCGTTGCAGTTGCTCATCCAAAAAGCAATGGATGAAAACGGCCAACGCATATTTGCCGCCGGTGAAATTGCAGAGCTAAAAAATGAAGTACGCGATGCTGATTTGCAAACGCTGATGCTTGCTGCCATCAGCGAAGACAACAGCGAAGAGGTGGACACAAAAAAATAAAGGCGGAGCTAAAGCAAGACAACTTGCTGCGGCTCCAAATGGGTGTGGCTAAAGAACTTGGCTACACCCTGACCGAACTGATGGAACGTATGACACTGGCCGAGCTTTTGCTGTGGTCGGCATATTTTGACTTACAAAATGATGAACATGAATCAGCAATGAAGCGCAGGCGGTAGACTATAACCACAGAGGGGCCGCGCTGTGTCTGTTGTCGCTAATGTTGCCATTAACGTTGACAGCCGAGGTGCTGTTGGGCAATTAAGGGCAGTTGAACAGCAAGCAAAAATAACAGAAAAAGCATTTGATGGCATTGGTAATGCTATAGGCAAGCTTGGCATTGCATTTTCTGCCATTCAAGCAGCACAATTTATTTTTGCTAAAACAGCAGAACTTGAAAGCCAAACGCGCAGCCTGCAAACTTTAACAGGCAGCGCAGAAAAAGCAGGCCAAATAATTAAACAATTACAAGACCTTGGTGCTGTTACACCATTTACAAGCACAGAATTAATTGATGCTGCCAAACGCTTGCAAGCTTTTGGCGTTGAAGGAAACAAGGTTGTTGAAACAACCAAACGATTGGCAGATGTATCTGGCGCCACTGGCGCTGAACTGCAAGGCTTGGTAACTGCTTATGGCCAGGTGCAAGCCAAAGGCAGGCTACAAGGCGAAGAACTATTGCAGTTCCAAGAACGCGGAGTTGGACTGCAAAAAGAACTGCAAAAAATGTATGGCTTATCTGGCGAAGAATTACAAAAAGCACTTAGCAAAGGCCAAATTAGCGCCGAAGCCGTTGAAGTTGCAATTATACGGTTGACCAATGCTGGCGGCAAATATGCCAATGGCGCAATAGCGCAAAGCGATACGTTAAATGGCAAATTTAGTACATTGATTGATAATGTAGAAACACTTGCTAGGCAAATTGGCACAGTATTGTCGCCAACTATTAAACGAATGTTGGACCAGCTTACTGGTTCAGCGCAAGGTATAACTACAATATTGAATAATATAAAAATAGGATTTGACAATATTAGTAAAATAAAGATTCCTACAACTCCAATAGATAATTGGATAAATTCTGCAAAAACAAAATTAGCTGAATTTCAAACATTTATAGATTCAAATCCAGCCTTAAGAATATTGTATGGAGCGGCAACACGCGGCGGGTTTGGCATGTTGAGCGCAATTGGCCAGCCCAATGTACCAGCAGGAAATAAAACTCCTGCGGCTGCAGCAGTTAACCCAGCAACGCCAGCATTATTAACACCAATAGATAAATCAGCGGCCAAAAAAGAAGCAGATATTAAAAAACAAGTTGCTTTGACTAAAGACTTAGGAGATATTGAAAATTATTATCATAATCAAAAAATGGGCCAACGGGCTGGGCTAGATACAATGAACTTAAAAATTCAAGCATTATCAAGAGATGCAACTACGGAAGAAGTTAGAAAACTAAGCATAACAAAAGCGCAATATGAATACAGTCTTAAAATGATTGCAATAAATCAAGCGGAAACAGAAGCTTTAAGAAGAAATATGGACATTGAAGATGCTCGTTTACGTAGTATCCAAGAGCGAAATATTAGGCAAAATGCTCAAAGGGAATTAGATATTGCAGGCCAAGAAATTAATAATCAATTAAAAACCGATGAATTAAATCAAAGGCTAAAAATTGAACAACTAGACCAGAAGGCACTTGAAAATTTATACAAAAAGCTAGGCCTTACAAAAGAAATACTAGATCTTACTCCTGCAATGGGCGCACAAGCATTTAGCAATGTAGACAATACAACATTTCGGACTGATATAGATTTATTGAATCAACAAGAAAAAGCATTACAAGCAATTTTGGAAAAATATCCACAAATTGGCGAAGCTGCTAATGCTGCATCAAATATGGCAACTCAAGGCGTAGCGGAAATGGTAAAAGGAACTAAAACTGCTGAGCAGGTATTTGCTGACTTCTTAAATAGCATTGCAGATATGTTAATAAAAACCGCTCAACAAATGATTGCACAATATTTAATGATTGCAGCCGCCAAGGCACTCGCCGGATTGTTTGGCGGCGGATCCTTGGGCGGAGCAGGTGGCGCAGCCGATGGATCTGGATTTGGGGCCACAGCGTTTGGTGGTGGTGTTGGCGGAGGCACGGGCTTTGGGATGCCTAGTATCCTTGGTAAAGCTGTTGGTGGCCCCGTAGCAGGTGGTACGCCTTATGTGGTTGGCGAGAAAGGCCCCGAGCTGTTTGTGCCAGGGGCTAGCGGCACTATCATCCCAAATGATGCAATGTCCCGCTACCAACGCCAGAACAACAGCGCAGGTGCAGCAGGCGGCGGCACCGGTGCAGCAGGCGATGGTTCACCAGCCTCTTGGGCAATGAACTTTGAAACCACGCAATTCCTAGGCCAAGACTGGGTAAGCAAAGACCAACTCATGGCTGCTATGGCTGCAACCGAGAAACGCGCCACCGCAGCCGGAGCCAAGGCTGGAGCGCAGCAGGTGGCCACTAAGATGAGGACTTCGCCCGCATTCCGCAGGCAGGTGGGTGTCTGATGTCAGTCGTTGTAATCGGCAATTTTCTTACATTCACCAAACACGATGGCGGTAGGAGTTACTGGCAAAATTTCTTCAACGACAATGCCGTCAGCTTTGATGGCATTAGCTGGAACCTACTGCCTTTTGTTTACCAGGGCGCAACCAAAACCAAGAATGGCGACAATATATCCAGCCAGTTAACGCTACCAACCAACCAGCTAACGCTGGCTTGGACCCGCGATGCCGTAAATAACAACTGGGTCGCTGAGGTGCGGACCTACCAACTAACCGACGCCTACGCACCGATCACACCACCGCGAGGCCAAGAGATCTGGCTCTGCACTGGCATGAGCTACAACACGCAAGGAACTCAGCTTGAACTCAGCAGCCCGCTTGATGCAATTGAATCACGCGTACCAAACCTACGTTTCACCGCCAAGCAGGTTGGGGCGCTGCCGTCAACCGGTGCTATCCGGTCCGGTTGATCTAATTGGCCTACCGTACAAGCTAGGCGCTGATCCCTTTCGCCATGGCGCCACCGACTGCGTAAACCTATGCCGTGCGGTGCTGCAATTCCAAGGCATCAATGCACCAGTGCCAACCCGTGACTGGTACAGACGACTAAAGCGTGGCGATAGTGAAGTTTTTAAGGAGCAGCTAAACTTATGGGGAAGCCCGGTGATGTACGCGTCGCCAGGTACTATTGCCCTTAGCCAAGTCGGGACCAGCTACGGGTTAGCCGCTTTTTACGATTCAGGATGGATTCATTGCAACGCCCAAACGCTCCGCGTAGCATGGTCCCCAGCCGTCAATACCGTGGCGCTGTACTGCCCTGGGAAAAGCAACTGATGGATGCGCTGGGCATGAGCCCAGAAGAATATGCCTGGTACGCAAGCGAAGTAGCAAATATAAAGCCAGAGCGCAGCGCAGCCTATGACGTAGTGCCAGAGGTGGTGTGCATACCGCTGGTGCCGCTAGCCATGACCATCGTGGGCGCAGGGCTTAGTTACGCTGCATCCGCCATGGCGCCTAAACCTAAGATTCCAAGGCAAGACGATCCAGCCGGAACACCGCAAAACCTTGAAGGCGAAAACATAAGCAATAACCGTAAATTTGCCAACGTAGATGGCTTTACCTCAGTTCAAAACGTTGCAAGGCTGGGCGAGGTAGCGCCATTGGTGTTTGCCAAGCGGGAACAGATCGGCGGCAGGTGGTACGGCGGTGTACGTGCTGAAACCAAACTACTGTGGAGCCAATTACTAAGCCAAGGTGATGGCCAGGAGCTGGTGGCGCTGTTTGCGCTTAATGCCATGCAAATGGCAAAGCCTGATTTTGAAGGCTTGGCAATTGGCGATACGTTGCTTAAGAACTACCAAGAACCAAAGCTGTGCATTTTTTACCGCAGCGGAGAAGTACCGCAACGGTTGAACTCAAACACCAAGATCGGTGGAACGCTTGCGCCACGATCACCTAGCGATATTATCGTTGCCGAATATGCTAATGAGGGTATGCAAGCTCTTTTTAGTAGTACCCGCACTCCAACTGGTAGTACTGAGTTTGGCACCTACCAGCCTGTACGCAATGGTCAAGATTGGCGGCTGCCATTTAAGCGCGTAAAGGTCCGGTGGGACACTCGCAACGCAACAGCGCAGCAATATGACGCTTTTGCGTTGGCGGAAGCAGAGCGCTTTAAGATTCAAAGTTATTATGGGACATTTTGCGGCATTAATAAAATTGATGCTACTGAGGTTGGTGGTGTATATAGAAATTATTTTGATTTAGATGGCAACGAAATTGAATATACAATTTACGCTGATACCAGTGAGCCGCCACGCGGACCACAAGGAGTTGCCGATATTATAAACAAGCGCAAAACAATTGGCGAACAAGCCGATGCTGCATTTACCGTTGGCGAAACTTACTCAATTGGATCAGCCAAAGGAGTTTGCATAAGCGCTAGCACAACCGCTCCATACGATGGGACATTTTCTAAAACATACAGATTTAAGATCACATCCCGTGGCACCGTAATGCTTTTGGGATTGGGGAGCATTAACCATTACGCTTCATTTGCTGGCCCTTACGGTGCATTCACGACTGACCCAACAATTTCAAAAATTGCTTTTGCAAACATAGTAACTACTAGAGCTGTAAACCAAGTAGAAATAGGAATTAAATCAACTGTATATAAAAAATTTAATGGCATTGTAAATTTTGCAGGCATTCCAGCGGAATCAATTGCAGATGCCATTGAAGCAGGTGGTGGTAATGTAACATATAGCACATATTCTGATTACGGCATTCGCTATTCATTTTTTTATGTTGAATACCGCAAATCTGGCTCAGATTCATGGCAGAAAGCATATGACAAGCCATTTGGTGTAAAGGGAACCACACCAGTTGCCCAATTTAATTTTATTCGCTTGGCCTTTTATCAAGGCAGCGACATGTATGAAGTGCGATTTGTGCCCCTATCGGGTGGGGAGTATATTCTAAAACACCGACAAGCACGTATTCTAGATGCTAGTAGCGGTAATTTGCAAACATTTAGGTCACCTAATGGCAGCGTTAACATTAGCTACGCTGGGACTCCTGAGGTTACTATTGACTGGGAAGAAGCCACTAATTCTGTTATGTTTTATGGTGATAGATTGGCCATACCTGCATCTAACGCAGCGGTTACATCTATCCAGCCAAACTCATTAGCTACCAGCAGTCCACCAGCGGAAGGTGTTTACAGTACTTCTGGCGGTGGCGGCCCAGGACTTACTGTACGGGTAAGACGCGAAGATTTATTTGGTGCAATATCAGCCACTACAATCACCACTGGCTGGCGGCAGCGATGGTTACATCAGGGCGTTCAAGGAATACCATTGCCAACGAGTGCAGGTCAAACGACTGGCACTGTCTTGACACTTTACAATGGCAATCGTGGCAACATAACAGTGCAAATTGAACTATATAGCGTTGCAGTTAATGACCCAGTTTACAATACTGACATGATTGCCGCTGGCTATGGTGGTTATGCATATGGATGGATTAGCGAGCTACAAGTAAATGAAACCACTCTTGTTGATGGCTTCAATGGTCAGGTAGATAATGGAGATCAGTTCTTTATAGACATGCCTCCTGGCTGGTCGTCTTCAGTTACCAGAGTAGGGGTACAACTTAACACAACTGTTACGACAATAACAAAGCTAGATATTGTAAATCCTGGCAGCAATTATACATACCGCAGCACATTTACCGTAAATGGCACTAGCTTGCCAGCAATCATGATTCTCGGCCTTGAAAGCAAAGCAGCCCAATCTGCAAATACAGCCAAGGTGTCAATATGGGATGCAGTATCTGATGTGTATTTATTTGGCGAAGAAGAAGGCAGTCACGAAAATAGCCCTGAACACCAAATTGTGTATGTAAATGAACAACGCAAAAATTCAACCGCACCGCTATACAGCAGTCTTGCAATTGCTGGAATGCAACTCCGCAGTGGCAAAGACTGGAACAGTTTTAATAACTTTAGTTATTACACCAAATCTGGTCGCATTATTCCGTTGATGATTGATAGTAGTGGCAATAGCGTCAATTCACCAACAGATTTAAATGTTACAGGCGCTAGCCATTTGTTTCCTGAGATTCTGCGTAACCTGCTTCGCTCCACTGTATATGGATCTGGCGCGTTGGTGCCCGAAGCCATGATCGACTGGGATGGCTTCCGCGCCGCAGCCAAAGCCTGTCAGGCTAATGGTTGGTTCTTTGATGGCGTAATTTCAACTCAAACCAACGTGCGCGAATGGGCTTATCAACATGCGCCCTATTTCATGCTGGATTTTGTAATCAAGGGCGGCAAGATTTCGCTTGCACCTACCTATCCAAT